GAAACTTAAGTTTCTCCTTTTATAAATTCTTTTAATTCATTTATATTCCAAAATATTTTATAATTTAAATTATTTTGTTTTGCTATTTTATATTTTTTAATATCTAAATTTGTCCAAGTATTTATTGCATTATTATAATATTGTGTATTTTTATCTTTCCATTTTTGCAATAATTGATTATCTTCTTCTGTTCCTTCATATATCTTACCACCATGAGTCCAATGATAATTACATTCAATATAAAGATCTAAACTTGGAATATAAAAATCACAATTAAATGGATATACTTCACTTCTATATTGTCTTTTAATATCTGTATATTTTTCTTTTAATAAAATATATGATTCGTCTTCTAGATTAGATTTATTAAATGAATTGTTCTTTTTATGTGTTAAATATGTTTTTAGTTGAATTTCATTTGAAGATATTATTTTAGATAGATTTTCTTTTGTTTGTGGTAATTTAGAAATATTATCAACACCATATTTTTTCATCATTAATTCTTTAAATTCAATAGAATTAAATCCAAAATAATTTTTATGTCCATATTTGATTTCTTTTGTTAATTGTCCCTTTTTATAATTATTTCCATTTCCATATTTTTTTAATTTTGATTTATATATTTTATTAGATAATTGTGATGATTGCATTGGATATTCACAACCATAATGTTCTTTACATGTCAATTTCTTTTTTTCTTGAATGTTTTCTAATTTAAATACATTATCTACACCATATTTATTTATACATGTTTGTTTACAATTAATAGTTGATAATTTATTTCCACATTCTTTTGAACATGTTTTATAAAAAGGAGTTCTAACATTATTATTAAATTTTATTTTTTGACCACAAATTGGGCAAATTGGTTTATGTTCAATATTTAATTTAATTCTAACAATACTTTCAAATAATGAATCAGAATCATTAAATCTATTATTTAAATAATCAATAATATTTGATGGAATATCAATTAATTTTTTATGATTCAATCTTTCATAATTTCTATAATAAAAAAAATATTTAATAATATCATTATCTGTCATAAATATATAAAATATTATTTACATTAAAATAGTAATTAATAAAATATTATTTAATTTATGATTATTAAACAGTATTACTGTTAAAGAAATAATCTGCTGAATGTTGTTTATATACCCATTCTTCTATTTTTTGTATTTCTTCATTAGCCATATCTGAAAATCTTTGATAATTGATTTCTGAACCACCAGGAAGTTTGAATGTAAATGCACCCATTATAGTAGCCATACTTCTTAAGCCAAAACATACACAAAGTCTAAAGAAATAATAGTCTTTATACATATCTTGAATCTTACATCTTGTATATGTCTGAATGACAACATCTGATGGACCTAAATCACCTAATATGGCTAATTCATTAGAAAAGTCATTATAATGGTATGTAAGTGGAACATCAAACATAGCTTTAAATGTTTGAATTTCATAAAGTCCTGCCATCATATCAGTTAAGTTATATCCACTACCATTTCCATAAGTATCTGTCAATGAACCTCCTGCACCACTAGCTAATATTGTATTGTTTATGACTAAACGTTCTAGTGAGAAATCACCCATTGCTCCATAATAATAATTAGGATGAACTTTATAACAACCAAATACACTTAATACTTGTTGTGGTAACTTTCCTAATCTAGCACCATTACAAAACATTAGGTCTTTATTTTTAATTAAATAAAAACGCTCATTAAGCATTCTATCATCATTTTGCCAAAACCATTGAGCTGCTTGAATAATCAATGGTGGTATAGCCGCTGCAGGTATAGGTAATGGTAATGCACAACTTTGTGTCAATTCTTGAATGATTCTTTGAATGAATTGATAATCTACTTGATCTTCTTGTTGTTGTTTTAATCTAAGATATTCTTCCATTGATTGTGAAGAATTATTCTCAGTTTGTTCTATATTAATATTATTAACTTGATTATTGGGACAATTCATAAAAATTTTAAATTTTATTTAATTAAAAATAATTTATTAATTATGTAAATTATTCTATATTTATATAATAACCTTAAATATATCGTTATATGATTGCGTGATAAGTAATTTTGATAGAATAAGACAGATAAATGATATTTTAAAGAATGATAATAAACAATCATTATCAGATATTCTTGAATCATTTAGTTGTTTATCAAAAGAATTTAGAGAATTAGATAAGAATATAGAAGAAACAAATTATTCAAATGTTCTATATTCAAAGTGTAATGATGAAGAAAGACAATTATTTTATGATAACCAATTGCAATTAATAGAATGTCTTGTCACAAATTCTATTTATGATAAGACTGGTGTTGTTTGGGATTGGAAGCAAATTTATGATTTATTATATGATGAAGACTATTCAAAAATAGATAAGATCAATCGTAGAGTAGTATATGCAACAAGCAAGAATGATCGTCCTATTGGAGATATAGCATTTCAAATTTGGAATGGATTGCAAATTATTGACTTAGATATTAAAGATGAAATAATAGCAAATTCATTAAAACCTATATTATTTGAAGAATTAAGTAAGTTTCATTGGTTTTTAGGAATTTGTAAGTCTGCATCAAAAAAATCATTGCATATTTGGACAAAAATACGTCCAACATCTATTGAATATAAAAATCGTCGTATAGAATATCTTTGTAATTTTAGACATAAATATTCTTATATATACATTATATTGTCAAAGTATATGGATCAATTTAATTATACTAAAGAAAATATAATGTCATATATGGATATGGCTATGTCTAAACCACAACAAGGTATATTCATATCTTCTGATGATGCAATGATGTCAACAAATTTCCAAGATCTTAGATTAGACATTAATTTTGAGTCAGCATTCAATACAGGAATTGAAAGCATTAATTGGATATCACATCCAGATCTTAAACAAATATTTTCAAAATTAGAATGGTTTATTAATGATAATTTTGATAGCCAACAAAATATAGAAATATCTAATATTGAAAACATTAATGATTATGACATATCTAAATCAAAAGGAAGAAAACACTATAAGCATGCACAACGTTGGCAATTAGCAAATACATTAACATCCATTTTTGGAGAACAAAAGGCATTTAATATATTATTAAACATTTGTAAAGATACAACAGCACGAGAGTTAAAAGGAGATGTTAAGACAGCAGCAATCCATAATAAGCCTATAAGTGTATGGGCTGTAAAAGAACTCAATAACTATCATGGATTCAATATTAAGATTAAGGATAATAATGTAGATGAAAAGATTAAGGAAATCAATAATGAAATAAATTCTGCACCAGTCAATAATGATCCAATTAAGATATTGAATAATAAGTCAAAACAAGTTGAATTGTTCATAAATAAGAATCAATATTTAAGTGATATTAAAGATGACATCATTAAGAATCTTGAACATATTACATTATTAGAAGCCGGTGCTGGTTATGGTAAGACAGAAATGATTAAGTCATTAAAATCAAAGACATTATTGATTCTTCCATTTACATCAACAATTAAAGCTAAGGTTGAGGCATCCGAAGTAACTAAAGATTGGTTATATTTCTATGGAAATAAAAGACCAACATTACAAGACATATTAGGAAATAAGAATATGTCTATGACAATTGATAAGTTTTCAAGATTGAATGTATATGAATTAGATACTGCTAATTTTGAATATATTGTTATTGATGAATCACATCTTCTTTTTACAAGTTCATATAGAGATGTTATGGGTCCATGCATTCAAAGATTGGCAAACTGTAAAGCTAAAGTAATTATGATGACAGGAACACCAACTGGAGAAATGCTTTTCTTTCCAAACATCAAACATATCAAAGTAAAGAAAGAAGATATGAGAATCAAGGAATGTATCATTAATCTTGTACCATCACATACAGAACAATTATTAGATATGTGCAATTCAATGGTTGATGACATTTTGGCTGGTCGTAAGATATTGTTCCCAACAAATAATGGTAATCTTTATTATGAACAAGTAACAGGAATCATTCAAAAAATATTAGGTGAAAGAAGATCTGAAAAGGAATTGAAGTCATTCTATTATAAGAAATCACAATATGGTGAAGAATCAATGGATAACATCAATATTAATAAGACAATTGGTGATAATGATATTGTATTTTGTTCAACATATCTTTCTGTAGGTGTTGATATTTGTGATAGAAAACCATTTTCAGTATATTTTAATGAGACATGGATTCCACAAGATATTGAACAGTTTGCAAATAGGTTAAGAAATAATGACTTATATATTAAAATATTCTTACCATTAACAGATAGTAATGGAAATTCATATAACTATTATTATACAAATCCATTAGATTTAAGTTTTAGCCAAAAGGATTTGATGTTAGCAAGAGACTTAGTTAAGACTTGTAATGATATGTTGGAACGTAATGAAGAAGAATTTAAATATAATCCATTAATTAGTTCATTATTAAGTACAAACAAATATCTTAAATATGATGAAAATGATTGTAAATATTATATTGATGAGACAACATATAAGTTAAAAGTTTTTGAAGAGAGATATTCTGAATATTCAAAACAACTTAATGTTATGATTGATGGAATGAAATATTATGGATATGATGTCAAATTAATAAAAAGTGATAAAGAAATTGATGCAACTATCAAAGAAGATATTGACGAATTTATGAAATCATGTCGTAATCTTAAATTTAATGAAGATACTGTTAAGGTTCGTAAATTATTAGATCATATTAATGATGGTAATATTGATGATTATAGAGATTTATTAAGAGGAAACTATTCATTATTTAAAGATAATGATGAGGATAATAGAAGACGAAGAGAGGAAGGTAATCTATATGTAGAAGATATTGAAATTCTTGAAAAACATATTCCAATTATTTTAAGTCTTTATAAGAATTATGATTGTGAAACTATAAGTGACATTTATGAATATTGTATAGATAAGAAAAATAATAGGTTGAATTTTTCTAAACTTAAAAGAATTAGAGCATTTGCACGAATTGAAAGTAATAGGAAAAAGAAAAGATTGGATTTCCCAATATTGAAATTTGTTAAAGATTGTCAACAATGGGCAAAAGATAATTCAGTTACAACAAAACATGATATTGAAGTTTTCTTAGCAACATGGACTTGTAAATATTGTAATTCTATTAAAGATGTTATTGTTGATGATAAGGAATATGCAGAAACAATTTTTGAAATCATAAAAGATTATTGGAATATTGTTATTGTACAATCTAAACCCAAAAATAATAATATTGTCATATCTCCATTTGAATTAATTTGGAAAACAAAACAACAACTTAATAATATTTATGGGGACATTAATACACAAATGTTCTTCTTAGAGCAACTTATAAGTGAAATGAAAGAAGATAATGATGAAGAAAATGAGCAAGAAGAAGTTATTCCAGAATTTGAGCATACACAAAAAATTAAGCTTGCTGACATAATTTCTGAACTTCCAAATGTAATTCATGAAGAATTTGACTATTTTGATTATAGCAATAAAGATCAATCTAATGAAAGATTCTTACGTAAACAAGAAAATACAAATATGTTAAAAGATAATATATTTGTCAATCATAATGATAAAGAAAAAACTAATAAGAAGAAAAAAGATGATCAATCATTAAATATTGAATTTGATGAAAATAAAGAAGAATTACCATTTTAAATAAATTTGTTAAATTATGAAATTAGTTATAGATAATACAAGTACAGCCGGGACATTTTTCGATAATATTCATAATACTAATATGTTGGTTAATGAATATGATATAGAAAATGTAGAAGACATTAAGAATTTCAAAGATTTAATTGATAAGTCATCTAAAGTCTATATTAAAGAAGATCAAATTGATGATTATGATTTAACATTATATGACATTAATAATGAATTATATTCGACAACAAAATATAATTATATTAATGAAAATAATGTTGATCAATTTAGAATTTCTTATTATGATAAAATTTTTGAAACAATAAATGAATCATTTATATTATCAAAAGAAACTTATAATAGTTGGTTATGGTTTTTAAATTCTCATATAGATTGTAGAATTGATAAAAAAACAGGAAAGCATAAATTTGGAACAATAGGTGGAGGTGCTGAACTTTCTTTTGACATTAATTATTGTTCAGAAGAAATGTTTCCAAAATTCAATTTTAGTAAAGCAACTTGTCTTTCTTGTAAAAAAACAAGTAAACTATCTAAAAAGAAAGAACAATATGATGATTTAGATAAAAGATATGAATATCATAAAAAATATGGATATAAATTAAATCTAGTTGAATTCTATCGTTTTATTGAAATATATAATGAATATAAATCAACATTAACAGTATCATTTATGGGTACAGGATTGGGAGATTGTATTTCTGTAAAAGTAAAAGATTATGTATTTGATATTACAGATTGTTCACATTGGTAATTATGAAAAAGAATAGAATAGCAAAAGTAATTGAAAAAAGACCTAGTAAATGGCCTGAATATTATGATGAAAAGGAAGTAAAGAACTATCAAGAATATTTTATTAAAGGAACAAATGTAAAACTTGGTTTTACTTATTATGATAAAGAACAAAATAAAGTAGATTATTGTTGCATAGTTACAGAATTAGAAGATAACCAAGATTATTTTAATTCAGAAGAAGAACTTTTTGAACATTTTGAATATGTTCTTATGAATCCAGATTTTGGTTGGAGATATTTTAATTAATTTAAATTTTATAATATGATTGAAAATATTAAAGGATATTCTTATAATGATTTGACAATTGTCCCAAATGTTATTTCACATATATCTTCACGTTCTCAATGTCAATGTTGGGAAAGTGAAGATTTCTTACCAATTTGGGCATCACCAATGGCTAGTGTAGTCTCCTGTGAGAATAGATTGGAATTTGAAAGACATGGTATACATGCTATTATTCCAAGAAATATTCCAATAGAGAAACGTATTCAAGAGATGGATGATGGTAATTGGGTTGCTTTATCATTAAAAGAATTTGAAGACTTATTTATAGAACATGCCGATGATCGAAATAAATCTTGGTATGGAATTTGTGTTGATATAGCTAATGGACATATGAATAGTTTATATAGGAAATGTCAAGAAGCTAAAGTATTAATGAATGATAAAGGAATATATTTATCCATAATGACAGGAAATATAGCTAATCCACAAACATATAACTATATTGTTTCTAATTTTAATATATATAATTCTAAGACAGGAAAATATGATTGTGTAATTGATTATATTAGAGTTGGTATA